TGATCGTTAAATCACAGCAGACTGACATTAAGATGTCGGCCGTTGCGGTTGAGCGATCATGTTCCCACTGGAAGGGGGCCCAGACTGTGAAGTCCAGGGACCTTCCGTTCACTTCCTCTATCGGAGGTGATGTGAGATTTAGATCGAGCATTGCCGCGGGTGGGGGTGGTAGGGATCACTTGAGACGCATTCGAGGATTTAAGGCCGTATGGCTTGCAATCGTCGCATGTATCAAGAGTGATTGGGCTCAGAAGGGAGTCGAGAGATCGCTTCGCAATTGGGCAGTTTATGTATACCATTGGTTACATAAGCCTGCTGATTGCGAAGACGTCCTAGCTCAGTTCAAGCGAATGTCGTCTGACTTTCGCGAGATCTGGCTGTCTCTAGACTCTTCTAATGAGGTCAAAGGGTGGCAAGGAAGACACTTCCTGGTGTGTCGACTAATCAAGTCAATGATTGGCTTAGGGTGTGAGGAGTTTATCCCACACGTTATTGCACAATTATCCATGATTGGTCGCGCACTGCCCTTGCCGGCAGGTGCAGTTCGTGACCGTGCGTTGAGGAATCATCGCAAGGACATGACTACAGAGTTCACCACAAGACAGGAGCACCTTGACGGAATCTTTAGCTTTGCTAAGGACTTCGCTACAAAGTATCTCCGGTCTAGTGAGGAACACCCTCCATTCTCTTTGTTGGATCTCAACATGAATGCATGTTTAGAGAAGACAAGGAGAGAGGGAGGCCAGCTGGCTTGGGCGCGGGAAGCTCTATACGCGGATGATCCTACCTTCGTCCAACCAGATCGTCCTGATGGAGTTCTCCTTCAGGAATTTACTGATCTAGTTGGTGATGGTAAGGTTGTTCATCGTGCTCTTGCTGAGACATCTGACCCCGATTTCAAGTTACGTTCACACGTAGCTGTTATTGAGGAGAGAGGTCTCAAGGCAAGAATTGTTACCAAGTCTCAGGCGAGTGTCCTTGTATTAGGACACTTGGCGAGACAACGGCTCATCCGAGGAATCAAAAGGATTCCCGAATGCCGAGGTGCACTTACGGGCACTTCGGAAGCTGATCTGATCAATCGGCTTGGCGGTTGTTCCGGTGAAGTAATCTCAAGCGACCTTAGGGCCGCTTCAGACCTCCATCCAAGGGACTTGGCTAGATCTCTGGTCGAGGGACTTATTGCCAGCAATAAGTTTTCCGAAGCAGAGGCACGAGGAATGCTACTTTGTTCAGCCGATCATGAGCTCTCTTATGACGATCACGACGAGGTCGTGCGTCAGAAGAGAGGACTCCTGATGGGACTGCCCACTACCTGGATATTCTTGTCTCTCATTCACCTTTATTGGTGGAGGAGGGCGCAAGAGTCCATACCTCCGACCCATCCAGGGTTGAAGGCGCGCGCTGTGATCTGCGGAGATGATCTCCTCGCAGTAGCGCCGCCGATACTCTTGGATGAGTACGAGCGTAACATGCGTGCATGTGGTGGTGAGTTGTCTGCGGGCAAACATTGTAGATCAACGTATAGAGGTGTCTTCCTCGAGATGCTTGTGGAGTTCCACTCAGAGAGGAGTTGGAGGTTCCCTGTAGAAGTTCTACATAGGGTCCCTCTTCGCCGTAATGGCGTCTCCAAACTGGTGTGGAAGCGGGAAAGACGTCTTTGTCCGTACCAAGGGGAACCGAAAAGGTGGAATACAATTCCACTTAAAGGATTCTTTGATGCGGGACCCTCTCATCCCTCGAGAAAACTACCTAGCTCATTGCCCGATTGGGTAATGGCCGGGGAGGTCTCAGAGGCGTTGAGGGTTGACGGATTTCCAGCACCGCTCATTCATGTGCTAGTCAGAGTTGCCTTTCCAAGGGCAATTCAGTCTCTGCGAGACCATCGGATACCTCCCTATCTTCCTAGGTTTCTAGGAGGAGGGGGTTTGGTACCCTTGGGTGGAGAAGAGACAAAGATCTCGCGTTTAGCCTCTAGAGGCTTCCGCAAGGCTTTGTCTTCGCTCCTAACCGATGAATCCTGTGATAGGGATCCAAAGGTTCTCGCGAGAATTTGGCTAGCTACAAAAGAAAGAGTGATCTCTTGGGCATCTCAGGCAGTAGATGAACTCCTCGAGCACACTAATCATGCGCTCGGGGAAGTTCCCCCAGAACAAGGAGGACCATGGTTTGATTGTGGCACCGACTTTCGTGAGACTTGTTTGTCTCGCGTGAATCGACGCCTGCACCTGGCCATGGAACTTCCTGTTTCTAAGGTTAGACTATCGGCGGTTTCTAAGACACTTGCTTCTAAGCTTAACAAGCTTAGTAGCAAGTGGCAAAGTTGCCAACCCTGGTCTAAATCTGTTGCCGCCACACGGAGCTTATACAACCAATTGGTTGAAGAAGCCCGCGTGTGGTTGCCACCTTCTGAGGATCCAACCAGACCTGGCACTTTTGGAGTGTCGTTCTGGAAGGATTCCCAACCTACCAGCCAATTGCGTCGTTTAGTGATCGAC